TATTAGATACATCACTAGCACTAGCGTCAGTCGCAATCAAATCCACTAATTCTTCCATAAGATTAAATTATAGCAATATGTTTATTTATATCTCTGCTGATTTGGTATCTTTTTGATACTCAGCATCAGTAATTTGTGCTTCTGCTTCTACATCTGGATCTTGTGGTACATCACCTAAATCTTCACCACCTTCTTGAGGTAATGGTTCTCCAGTTATTGGGTCAACCTCTGCAGGATTTGGAATGATACCTTTTTGTATTTCATCTTCAATCTGCATATCAATCTCTTCAATTTCCTGATCTGTTTGACGTAATACTCTCTTTCTTACAAATTCAGTTGAATAATACTTACCAATATAAGGTTCAATTTGTGCAAGATTACCTAAACGACCTTGTATCATTTCAGTTTCTTTGAGCTCTGCAAACTGATTATCATATAAGAAGTCATATTGAATATGATCTTCCATCTTATTCCAGTCTTCTGGAGTTACAATATTCTTTAATATTAATTGAGTTTTGAGCATATCATTGAACATATGTGCAAAACGCTTTCTTAAACGACCTACAAACTTCGCAAATTTCAGTTCATCTCTTAATATTTCTGATGAACGACCTAAGTTAAATCCACCTTCTGCAGCAATTCTTGACTCAGGAATACCTAATGCACGATATAATTTCTTCTGAAAATATTCAATATCGGAAAGTTCACCAAGATTTTGTCCACCTGGTAGAGTTGTGATTTCAGTTCCACGACCACCTTCTCTTCTTGGCAACCAAAAATCTTCCATCATACTCATAAATTTACGATCATCACGAACTTCACCAGTTTGTGCGTTGTAAGTTAACTTATTACGATAGCGACTCATTACCTCTTTAAGATATTGTTCTGCCTTAACTTTTGGTAAATTTCCAACATCAATATAAAATATTCTTCTTTCTGGTGCTCTTGATAAACGATAGATAACAAGACTATCTTCAATCATTCTTAATTGATTGAGTGCTTTGATTGCTTTATGAAGATATGAAAGAACACGATTCTTATTTCGATCTACTAAACCAGATGTACACATAGTAATTGAATCTTTTGCAATTTTAGTCGATCCTTTACCTGCTTGTGCAATCATCCCTGTTGGATAATTAGGTTTCATTGAATAGATGTAGTATTCATCAAATTCAGGACTCATAATACTATCGTCCTTACTATTAATTCTTATGTAAGGATCATCTTTACCATTTTTCCTTTTTTCTTGTTTAACAAACTTCAACTTCATCGGATCAATATATCTTAAATCCTTGAGTCCTTCCTGTGGATTTTTTGTATCGATTACCTTTAGATAATATAAACGACCATCTATATACCAATTCCTAAAAATTTCGTGAGACTTTTTATCAAAGTCCATCAATTCTTTAATATATCTGAACTCTTCTCTAATTTTTTTCTTTATGCCATCACTCGCATTAAGATTTGATAGTTCAACTTCAACAGGAGAATCATATAGATCACTTACAATTGCTTCATTAACAACATCTTCAATGGCACCATCTGCTTCTGGATGCAGAGCCATCTCTCTATATCTTTTAATTAATTCGTGTTCAGAACGATATGCACCTTCAATATCTACGTATTGACCATAAAATCCACTTGCTATATAATTATCAACCCCGTCCTCATTATTTTTGGGGACAGGGGAGACAATAGAAGTTGATTTATCTTCTGTTTCTTCAATAGAAAAACCGAAAAGTTTTGCCATAGTATAATATTTTTGTTATATGTTTATTTAGCTGATGTCTACACCGCCTGATACGGGACTGTCTCCCTTAAGAATTTCAATATACTGAACCTGAAGTTCAACAGTAAATTCTTGAATACCTTGAGCGTCATATGATAATTCGATAGGACCGACCTGTGTTGGGAAGGTATCATAGAAACGATATTTCCTGATACTTTGTCCATCACGATCAAGTTGGAATACAAATGCGTCAGACTGATATGCAGCAGGATTAACTAATCCAGTGTTATCACTTAACTTGTTGATTGTATTCATCCAGTTCTCAAATGCAGATCTTATTGCAAAGTCTGTATCGTTGATTACTGTGACTGTCCATGAATCGAACGTTCTGTCACCTGCGATTTTAAGAACCCTTCCTCGGAAAGGAACTTCTATTTGTGCAATGTTTGATGCGGGTAATCTTGCTCCTTTAACCAAGAACCTTGATTTGTCAAGAACATCCTGTGCTGGTTGAGCAGCATCTGGGAATGTGAGGACTACTTCAAACAGATTAGCACGAGCACCGCCACCTGTCAACTTACTTTTAAAGTCTGAAATCGTTCTTAATGGTGGTGGATTGACCTGATTTCTAGCCATAGTTGATTAAACCTCTGTTAATTAAACGGAACCGATTACTTCTTCAAAATCAACACCAGTTCTGGTGGCGACAAAGGTTAGACCAATGAAGTTGATAGAACGTGCTGGTTTGATAAAGATGTCAGCAACAAATTCATTACGATCAATGACTGCTGCAGTATTATTTGTTTCATCGCAAATCACAACAAAGTCAAATATACCTCTGTTGGATTGAACCTCTCTTAGGAATGGTTCAATGATATTTACGAAGTTTGTCCTTGTTAGTTCGTCGTTGAACTCAAAGAGTTGATCCTTTGCTGCTGCTGAAATAGCATCTTCAAGGAAAATAAACAATCTACGAACGTTAATTCGGTCAAATGCCGAAGACTTACCAAATGAAGTTTTGTCTCCAAAGAGAACAATACCAGCACCTGGTGAGAGCATAACAGGATTAACTCTATTTGAATATAGAATGTCTCTCTGTTTTTTGCCTGGATTATAGGCAAGTTTCACTGAGTTTAGAATTGCACCTCTTGCAGTACCTGCAGGAGAGAACCAAGGGAACTGTTCAATATCAGTTCTTGCACAAGTTCCAGCAATATCACCATTCAATGGCACATATCTAAATGTATTATTGAATCTATCGAACATATATTTGTATCCACTATCGAATACACCATATGTTGAAGATGATATTGGAGCATAGTAACTTACGATGTTTTCAGTCATCGTATCAATGTTATTGACAGTTACAGAACCTACTGAACTATCATTCAAGAATGCTTGACGATAAGGTGAAATAAATGCGACTGCATCTTTTCTTGCTTCAGCAACTGCAATACATTTTTCTGCAAGAGCTTGTGACTGCTCTTTTGGATGATGAGCAGCACCCATCATTATAAAGTCAACTTCAATTTCCTCTGTGTTTGAGAATAATTCATAACCACTGATTAAGTCATCAACACCTGATGTCAAAGCACCAACTGTTGTATAGTCTGTCTTATCTCCGTAGTTTGTACCACCTGCTAGAGATGATGTAACTACACCTGAAGCACCAAAGTTAACTCCACTTGCATCTTGATCCCATCCACTATCTGCATCTAAATTACCGATTGCAGTTGCAGTTCCAGCAGTAAATCCAGTTGTTGTAATTCCTGCAGGAGCACTACCACCGTAAATGTATTGTGAGTTTGTTGCAAGATATTTTCTCCAGTATGCAGTTGAACCTACTGAATATTCAGCATCTTTTGCTTTTGAAAGATTTAGATGCTTTTCAAGAATTGTTCCAGCATTACCTGTAATTGTTCCTTTATCATCTATGACAACAACGTGAAGTTCATCAAATCTACCACCTCTTGAGGAAGCATAAGATGATGTGCCAGGTGCGTCTGCTATTTGATCCCACTCTAAACTTAGTGGATTACCATTTGCATCTGTTTTTGTTAACACTATGTTTTGTCGTTCAAACCAGTCAACTGCTGCAGTAACACTCTGTACTGTTCCTCCAATGTTTGAACCAGCAGCACTTGCTTCAACGTTTCCAGTATTAAATTTGTAGACACCACCATTTTGGTAACTTACATTTGTAACTGTTCCAGCAGTTGAAACGTGTGCTATTGTTTTTACACTTATAGTACCTGAACCAACTTCAGTAACAATACCCTTAACGTAACCATCAAGAACACTTGTTCCTCCAGCACCAGCAACGATTCTACCAGCAGCAGATTGTGTGATTCCTAATCCAACTGTACTGATACCAGATACTGTTAATATTTGGTCTGCTTTTGCATCAATGATTGCAACTCTAAGTCCGTTTGCATATGTACCAGGTGTTTTTGATGCAACTGTAACACCAGTAATTGTATTGTCATCATAACCTAATTGGTTATAGTGAGTATCACTCTTGATTCTTATAGAAGAAGCAGCTCCTACAAAAGCATTCTTCAGACCAACACCAGTTAATGTGTCGTAATCGTCAGCACGAATAACTTGAAGTGTGCCACCGTATGCTAGGTAAGAAGATGCAACCATCCAATATTCATAGTGATTATCTATTGAATATGGTTGTCCAAAAGTCTGTAATAGATCCTCCTCACTCTCAATGAGTTGTGCGTCCTCTACAGGACCTTTCGTAAATGGAGCAACTAACGCACCGATAGAGCCGCTTGTAGCGTCTACTCTACCAATGGTAAGGTCAACTTCTCTTACTAGGATACCAGGAGAGGCTAAATTTACCGCCATCTTGTATTCTCCGATCTCAGGAATATTTTTCTGAAATTATTTATGAAAATACCCTTTTTCATCGGGGAAACAGTGCATGAACTACCAATCTGGATATTCCCACCTCTTTATTTCTACTTTTTTTTTACTTTTTACTCTTGCAATCGTGCAAGTTTTACATTCATAAGAATATGATGATTGAATACTTTTATTTTTTCTTATCAAGTAAAATCCATCTATTAAATCTTTAATATTTCCACAAACACGACACTTACGTTCTGTTAGGACAAAATGGTCAACTTCAAGTTGTTCATCAAAATCCATTATAGAACTTGGATTACACCATTACAATCTGGAATATCTTGCATTATTTTACTTTCAATACCTTGTTTAAGTGTCATCGCACTCATTGCACAACTTGTGCAAGCACCACCTAATCTAACTTTAACATAGTTTGTACCTTCTTCTATCTCTACAAACTCTACAAATCCTCCATCTGCTTCAATATAAGGAGCAATTTCAGATAAAGACTTGGTTACATTACTTTCATTTAAATCCATTACATATAATCCCACATATAAGATTTGTCACCATATTCATCAGTATGCCATAAATCTCCGTCCTTGTCAATAAAAGTAGATTCATCTTGTCCGTCAGACATAAAACCAAATGGTGCCATATCTTGTTCGATTTGATTTTTCTGTTCCTCATATATTCTCTTTCTTACATCATTATCAGTCATTTCTTTGAAATAATCCTGTGCAACTAGCCAAGCAAATATCACTAAACACATTGCTAGGTCATCATTACATCCCTCTTCTGCTTCAAA